CCGCCGCCGTTTTGAAGGAAACTGTGACCGGCGTTTTCTTGCCGTAAATACTGAGGAATAAATGAATGATGTCAGATTATTACGGGCCAAATCTAGAGCATAAATTTTGCCAGATCGGGGATCAGGTAGATCTGGGGGCGAATGCCACCATTGCGGGCTATGCCTCGGTGTTCGGTGAGGTGGATCAGGGCGGCGATGTGGTGACCAAGGGGGCTTATGCGGGCTCTTTGGAGCGGTTGCGTACCAGCGGCACCGGCGTAAAGCTGCTGTGGCAGCATGATCCTGCCCAGCCAATTGGCGTTTGGGACGAGGTGCGCGAGGACGCGCGCGGTTTGTACGTTAAAGGGCGGTTGCTGACCGAGACCCGGCAAGGTTTTGAGGCAGCGGCGTTGATCGAGGCGGGTGCGATTGACGGGCTGTCCATAGGATACCGGACGGTGAAGGCCGAACGGGATGCCAAAGGCCGGAGGCACTTGGCAGAACTGGAGTTGTGGGAGGTGTCATTGGTGACCTTCCCGATGCTCCAGGAGGCGCGGGTGGGGGCCAAGGCTGACGACCTCGCGTTGAATAAGACGGCGCAGGATCTGGCGGGGGTGTTTCGCTCCCTGCGCCACAATTTGCGCCACACGCTCAGCGAAGGCTGAGCACCAAACGAAGCAACATGCAGGACATGACATGACCAAACCCGAGACAAAGTCCCGGGCCGGAGGGCGCACGCCTGATGGCACGGCTCCGGCTTTTGATCTGGCCCACGAGATGGCCGGATTCATGAATGATTTCGGCCAGTTTCAGGCCGACATTAAATCCCGACTTCAAACACAGGAAGACCGTATGACCCATCTGGATCGCAAGAATTTTGCTCGCGCCGCACGCCCGGCTTTGTCCACCGCCGTTGAGGCCGAGGTGCCGCATCAAAAGGCCTTTCAGGCCTACTTGCGAAGTGGCGATGACGATGGACTGCGCGGCCTCGAAGTTGAGGCCAAAGGGCTGACCACTGCCGTGGCCGCAGATGGTGGCTATCTGGTGGACCCGCAGACCTCAGACACGGTGGCGACGGTGCTGAAATCCTCGGCCTCGCTGCGGGCAATTGCCAATGTCGTGAATGTGGAGGCGACGTCTTACGACGTGCTGGTGGACCATACCGAGTTGGGCTTTGGCTGGGCCACGGAAGCGACGGCGACCGAGACGGATACGCCGCAGTTTGATCGCATCTCGATTCCGCTGCACGAGTTGTCGGCGCTGCCAAAGGCGTCGCAACGCCTGCTGGATGACGCGGCATTCGACGTGGAGGGATGGCTGGCGGGCCGTATTGCCGACAAGTTCGCGGCGGCTGAGGCCGAGGCGTTCATCAACGGCGATGGCGTGGACAAGCCGAAAGGTTTCCTGACACATACGGCCGTCGATGACGCGTTCTGGACATGGGGCAACATTGGCTACATCGCGACCGGCGTGGACGGTGACTTTGCCTCTGGCACACCGGCTGAGAGCATTGTCGATTTGGTCTATTCGCTGGGCGCACGCTACCGCGCCAATGCGGCCTTTGTGATGAACTCCAAGACCGCAGGTGCCGTGCGTAAGATGAAGGACGCGGATGGTCGCTTCTTGTGGTCGGACGGCTTGGCGGCGGGCGAGCCTGCGCGACTGATGGGCTATCCGGTGCTGATCGGCGAGGACATGCCGGACATTGCCCTGGGCACCACGGCGATCGCATTTGGCGACTTCACCAAGGGCTACACCGTGGCGGAGCGCCCCGACCTGCGCATCTTGCGTGACCCGTTCTCGGCCAAACCGCATGTGCTGTTCTATGCCACCAAGCGTGTGGGCGGCGACGTGTCGGACTTTGCGGCGATCAAGCTGCTGAAGTTCGCGATTTCCTAAGCGATCCTGCTGGGCGCGGATGGACCGCGCCCAGCACTCCTGACTTACGACTTTTTGAAACTGACCGTTTGGAGATGGATCATGGAGCTGGTTGATCTGACCACCACCCCCGCCGAGGCCCTGCCTTTGGCCGCATTCAAGGCACATTTGCGCCTTGGCTCGGGCTTTGCCGATGACAGCCTGCAAGACGACCTTTTGAATGGCTACCTCCGGGCGACGCTTGCCGCCATCGAAGCGCGGACCGGCAAAATCCTGTTTGAGCGATTGTTGCAATGGCGTCTGCCCCGTTGGGCTGAGCTGGGCCATCAGCCGCTTCCCGTGGCACCCGTGACGTCGATCACCAGTGTGGCGTTGCGCAGTGCCGATGGCGTGGTGAGTGAAGTTTCGGCAGAGCTTTATGGGCTTGAGCGTGACACCCACCGCCCACGACTGTTTGCGATGGGGAGTTGCCTGCCTATTATTGCGAATGGCGGCGAAGGTGTCGTAACCATGACGGCCGGCTTTGGCCCGAGCTGGGACGACATCCCCGCCGACTTGCAGCAATCCGTGCTGCTGCTGGGGGCGCATTTCTACGAAAACCGTGATGACGTGAGCGGCTCGCTCAAAGCCATGCCCTTTGGCATCGTGTCGTTGCTGGAGCCATACCGCAACATTCGCGTGTTTGGCGCGCGGTCATGAGTGTGGAGTTGAACAGGCGGCTGACGCTGGAACATGCGGTGCGTGTCGCCGATGGCGCGGGGGGCTACTCCGAGGCATGGATGCCGCTGGGCGATTTGTGGGCCTTTGTGAAAGCGGGCTCGGGTCGCGAGCGGTTCGGGGCGGGGGTGACGGTGTCAACGGTGCCTTACCGCATTGTGGTGCGCGGCGCGCCTGTGGGCTCGGATGCGCGGCCCAAGCCGGAGCAACGGTTTCGCGAAGGGGCGCGGGTGTTTCGGATTGTGGGGGTCGCCGAGTATGACACCGATGCCCGCTATCTGACCTGCTTTGCCATAGAGGAGGTTGCGGGATGACCTATGCAGTTTCAGCCGCCTTGCAGGTGGCAGTATATGGTGCCCTGGCAGGCGATGCGACCCTGAGTGCGCTTGTGGGCGGCGCCGTGTTTGACGCGGAGCCTGCGGGCAGCTTGCCGGAGCTTTACGTGACCTTGGGGCCTGAAAGCGTGCGGGCAGGGTCCGACGGGTCGGGCGGTGGTGCCGTGCATGAGTTTGTGATCTCGGTGGTGACAGATGCCGCCGGATTTACGACCGCCAAGCAGGCGGGAGTTGCTGTGTGCGACATCCTGATTGATGCGGAATTGGCGCTGGATCGGGGGCGGTTGGTGTCGTGCCGGTTCCTGAAGGCCAAGGCGGCGCGCGCCGAGAGCGGCACCGCACGGAGGATCGACCTGACGTTTCGCGCGCGGGTCGATGACGGCTGAGGCGCGAGACAGCGAGACAGAATTTTGACGAATTAACCAATGGAGATGAGCCATGGGCGTGCAACGCGGCAAGGACTTATTGTTGAAAGTGGATCTGACCGGAGACGGGCAGTTCGAGACCATCGCGGGACTTCGCGCGACGCGGATTTCGTTCAATGCGGAACAGGTGGACGTGACCTCGATGGAGAGCGCGGGCGGCTGGCGCGAGTTGCTGTCGGGCGCGGGGGTGAAGAGCGCTTCAATCTCCGGCTCTGGGGTGTTCCGAGACGAAGGGACCGACGAGCGGGCGCGGCAAATCTTCTTCGACGGGGAGGTCCCGCAGTTTCAGGTGATCATCCCAGATTTCGGGATCGTGGAGGGGGCGTTCCAGATTGGCTCGATCGAGTATGCAGGCGCGTTGGAGGGCGAGGCGACCTACGAGATGTCGCTGGCCTCGGCGGGGGCGTTGACGTTCACCCCGATCCTTGACGCGCCGGTGGCACCGTAATGGCGAACCCTTGGGCGGGCGAGGTTCGGCTGGTGCTGGACGGTCAGGCGCATGAGTTGCGTCTGACCCTTGGGGCGCTGGCCGAGTTGGAGACCGACCTGCAGGGTGAGACCGTGCTGGACCTGATCGAGCGGTTCGAGGCGGGCAAGTTCTCCACCCGCGACGTGTTGGCATTGATCGTCGCGGGCTTGCGCGGCGGCGGCTGGCGTGGGGTGGCGGCGGATTTGGTGTCTTCGGAAATTGAGGGCGGCTTGCTGGAATGTACCAAGGTGGCGGCGCAGTTGCTGGCGCGGGCGTTCACCACACAAGGCGCATGAGCGGTTTTGACTGGCCGGCGTTGCTGCGGGTTGGCGCGGCGGGTGGGTTGAAGCCTGCGGAGTTTTGGACGCTGACCCCTGCGGAGCTGGTGTTGGTGTTGGGGCTGGAAGCGGTCGAGAAGCCATTGAATCGCGCCCGGCTGGCAGAGTTGGAGCGCATGTATAGCGACATGAAAGGAGCGCCTTGATGGGTGTCTTGGACGGGATAGACGGGCTTGAAAGCCGCATTGAGGGGTTGGAGACCTCGCTTGGTGGCGCGGAAGTGGTTGTGAGCACCTTTGAGACGGAGTTGGCGGGAATGCGCTCGACGATGCTCTACACCTCCAGAGAGGTGGCGTCCTTGTCGCTGTCGATTGGCGGCGGGTTGCGTAAGGCGTTTGACGGGCTGGCCTTTGACGGGTTGAAGCTGTCGGACGCGTTGAAAACAGTTGCGGAGAGCATGATCAACGCGGCCTATAACACTGCCCTAAAGCCTGTCCAAAACGGGTTGGGCGAAGTTATTGCCGGCGGGGTGAACGGGCTGGTCTCGGGCATTTTGCCATTCGAGAAGGGCGGCAGCTTTAGCCAAGGCCGCGTGATGCCGTTTGCCAAGGGGGGCGTGGTGAGCGCGCCGACAAGCTTTGCCATGCGCGGGGGCATGGGGTTGATGGGCGAAGCGGGCCCCGAGGCGATTATGCCGCTTGCACGTGGCCCCGATGGCAGCTTGGGCGTGCGGGCAGGCGGTGGCGGGCAGCCAGTGCAAGTGGTGATGAATATCTCCACGCCTGATGTGGCCGGGTTCCAACGCTCCCAAAGCCAGATAGCGGCGCAGATGGGTCGGGCTTTGAGCCGCGGCCAGCGCAACCGTTGATTGAATAAAGGACCTCGCGATGAATTTTCATGAAGTACGGTTTCCGGCGTCATTGTCCTTTGGCTCGCTTGGCGGGCCGGAGCGGCGCACAGAAGTGGTGACGCTGGCCAACGGGTTCGAGGAGCGCAACACGCCCTGGGCGCATTCGCGCAGGCGTTATGACGCGGGCGTGGGGATGCGGTCTTTGGACGACGTGGAGGCCATGGTGGCGTTCTTTGAAGCGCGCCAAGGGCAGCTCTACGGGTTCCGCTGGAAGGACTGGTCGGACTTCCGGTCGTGCAAAGCGTCCGGCGAAGTGACGTTTCAAGACCAGATCATCGGGCAAGGAAACGGTGTGCAAACCGAGTGGCCGTTGATCAAGACCTATGCTTCGGGCGGGTATGACTACGCGCGGCCGGTGAAGAAGCCTGTGCTTGGGACGGTTTTGGTCGGGTTCGACGGGATTGTGCTGCAAGAGGACGTGGACTGGGAAATCGACCTGAACGCCGGCGTGGTGAGCTTTGGCGAAGCACCGGACGCGGGTGTGGAAATCACCGCAGGGTATGAGTTCGACGTGCCGGTGCGCTTTGCGGTGGACGCGATCCAGACCAGCGTGGCGAGCTTTCAGGCAGGCGACGTGCCAAGCGTGCCGGTGGTGGAGGTGCGGGTATGAGCCTTCAGGACCATCTGGCCAGCGGGCTGACGACTGTTTGCCGCTGCTGGGCCGTGACACGGCGCGACGGGCGCGTGTTTGGCTTTACCGACCATGACGACGGGCTGACCTTCGAGGGCGTAGCGTTCAAGGCGGATACGGGGCTGACCGCGAGCGCGTTGCAGCAGGTGACCGGCTTGGCGGTGGACAACACCGAAGCCGTTGGGGCGTTGTCAGATGACGCCGTGACCGAGGCAGACATCAACGCAGGGCGATTTGACGGGGCGGACGTGACCGCGTGGTTGGTGAACTGGCGCGATGTGGCGGCACGCGAGGTGCAGTTCAAAGGCTCCATCGGGGAGTTAAAGCGCACGGATGGCGCGTTTCACGCGGAGTTGCGCGGGCTGTCGGAGGTGCTGAACACGCCTGTGGGTCGCGTGTACCAGAAGCCGTGTCAGGCAGTGCTGGGCGACATGCAGTGTCGTGTTGATCTGAGTGCCGCTGGCTACCGGACGGAATTAGCCGTTGAACAGGTTGAGGCGGGACGTGTGTTTCACTTTGCCGCCTTGGCGGGGTTTGACGACCGCTGGTTTGAGCGCGGGCGTCTTGAGGTGCTTTCGGGGCAGGCCGAGGGGCTTGTGGCGATGGTCAAGAATGACCGCCTAGTGGACGGCGCGCGTGTGATTGAGCTTTGGGAAGAACTGCGGATGCCAGTGGCAGAAGGCGACTTGGTGTTGCTGGAA